TAAGACGACGAGCGAAGTTGGAACAACAAGCTCATGGTATGTGAAGACTGGAGAGTTGCGTGTTGCAACCTACAGTTCATGTAGAATGGGCTTTCGTTACACTATCGACTCGAAGCTGAAGGCATTCGCGGCTCAAACTGGTTTCACAAATCCCATCAATCTTGCGTGGGAAGTGCTTCCGTACAGCTTTGTTGTGGATTGGTTCCTCCCGATAGGCCCATACCTCGAAACGCTTAGTGCGTTCGACGGGCTGGCTTTCCTTGACGGATGGGTGACCAACGCGACGGTGCAGTACACTTCAGGGTACCACAACTATCATGGCAGGTTTCCGGTGCAGCAAAACCCCGAGTACACGATGTTCACCAAACAAGCGAGGTATTGGCGTGAATACATTGTTATTAGCCGTGAGAAGCTTTTCAGCTTCCCCGCGGCCACAATGCCCACGTTCAAGAACCCACTGTCAGTGACTCATGTCCTCAACGGGCTCGCTTTGCTTCGGGCTGCCTTTAAGTAGTTGAGAGATTGGACCCTACTCACTTGTTTGAAATAAGGAGTACTTACATGGCCCAAAGAGTGCCCATGTTGCTTTCCACGCTTCTATCCACCACTCATCTCACGACGAGTGCGACGATCGGTGTGGACAAAACGTTTAGCCCCGAAGGGTTTGTTGCCCCGGGGGTTTCACGGTATGTCGATCGTAGCGGTGGTATTGCCAAGGGTTTCCCTTGGTTCACCGTCTCGCTGCGCCCGCCTACGAAGGCGAGCTCAGTGTACAGATTGACAATGAAGTTGGGTGTGCCTCACCTGGAAACTGTGACGGCATCGACTGCATCGGGTATTGTGCCCGTTGCACCGGTGGCCTATCAGGACCAGGCGATTTGCGAGTTCCTGCTGTCTGATCGAGGTACGGCGGCCGAAAGAGCAATCTTTCTAAGCCTCTTCATCTCGACTTTGATGGCGACTATCACTGCCAGTGACGCGGTCCCGACAGATCCAACGTCGAGTCCGATCCCTGGTATGATAGCCAACTTCGACCCGCCTTACTAACGGGTCTTAGGGAACTATACACCTATCATGTCTAATGAAAAGCATGATCGAGCCTATCTTAAAAGGCTCAAGAGTTATCGTGTACCCTCGGTCGTCACAGACGAGGCCATTGCGCTTTACCTGGAATCCCTAAGTTGTCCTCGAGCTCTTACAGTTGCGATGCTTTACCGTTACGGTGAGCATTTACAGCTTGCGGAGCTTAAGTTCGACCCTCTCTGGTTTAATACGCTAGAGAGCCTGAGGGACGCCTACGCTGCCACGATCTTCCTATCTAAGGCCGAATTTCTTGAAACAGGCCTGGATTTAGAAGCTCGCGCGCTGGAGAAGTTCGCGAAATTTGAACACTCCTGTAGGATTACCAACGTCTTCTTCAGACGGCTAGAATACGATCCGTTATTCACGGGTCGTATCGTGTGGCTCCATAATGAAGTCGCTCGGAAAATTTCTAGCATTCTTGGAGACGCTGATTATCTGGGAATCGCGCTTGGGTCTAATTGGGGCCCTGGCAGCTCGACGGTAATTCCGAAGAGATATGCCAGTTCGACCAATAAGTTCCAGTTCGAAACTGGGATAACACGACAGTTGTATGATCTTATCCCGGGTGGATCTTTCGAGGGTTTGTTTCCCCTCTGGATGTCCACCTTTAAACCGAATTGGAAGGAATTCCAATTTGAGCCTGGGAATAAGGTTATCACCGTTGCTAAGGACGCGACTGCTAACAGAGTCATAGCTGTGGAGCCAGGGTTTAATCTCTGGTTTCAACTCGGCATTGGCTCGTATATGCGGAAGTGTCTCTTACGCTTTGGGATCGACTTAAGGTTTCAGAGTAAGAATCAGGAGTTAGCGCTACTCGGTTCTAAAACCGGGAAAGTTGCGACTATTGACTTCTCATCTGCTTCCGATAGCATTGCTTACTGGGTTATTGAGGAATTGTTTCCGCCTCAATGGCTCAAGGTAATGAATGCGTGCCGGTCTCACTTCGGTAATCTGCGCGGGACATACACTCGGTGGGAGAAGTTCTCCAGTATGGGGAACGGTTTCACCTTTGAAGTGGAGTCCCTGATTTTCTTCGCGATCGCAAAAGTGGTTGCGGAGTATTTACAGATTCCACTGGGTGAATCTAGTGGAGAGTTTGTAAATGTCTATGGTGATGACGTCGTCATCCCCACAAGATGCGTGGATTTGTTCGCAGAGATGTGCCTCTTCTACGGATTTACGATAAATACAAAGAAGTCGCATTACGCGTCCTCTTTTCGTGAATCTTGTGGTAAGCACTATTACTCTGGTATCGAGGTAACACCCATCTACTTGAAGAGTAGGCTCTCAACCATTCCGGCCGTATTTAGGCTCGCAAATGCAATCAGAAGAATGGCTTATCGCAGGAATAGTTTTTATTCCTGCGACGTCAAACTGAAGAAAGTGTTTGATTACCTTGTTTCAGTCTGTCCGAAAGAATTTGTGTTTCGGATCGATGAAGAGCTGGGTGATGGTGGCTTTGTCTCTAACTGGGACGAAGCTACTCCTGTGCGTGCTAAGCATGGTATCGAAGGATACTTTGTGAAACACGTGACGGATAACGGC